CGCCGAAAATGCCCAGCTCCTGGGGTTCTCAACTTACGCCCCCGTTTATCTCGATGAACGCAAGGCCGAACGATTGCTGTTCCCCCGTTATCTTTTCATCTTCATCAAGGGAGTGTGGCAATGTCTTAAATCGACATACGGGATCGTCAAGTTGATCATGGAGGACGACCATCCTCGTCCAGTCCCAGGTCGCATCATCGACGAGCTTCGGAGCGGAGAGGACGGGGATGGTTATTTCAAGACACCAGAAAGATTTCATAGAGGGGATGAAATCCTTGTAGTGTCCGGGCCGATGTCCACACGAGACATTCCATTGAGAGCCAAGTTCGAGTATCGCAGTGCCCGTGACCGATGCTGGGCCCTGCTCGAGATGATGGGCGGCAAGGTGTCGGTGGAGCTATCGATATTCGACATCGAGCCTGCATGACCGGATCTTATCGAGAAATGTAGGCGCCAAGACAAGGCGCTGATGGCGGAGCTAGAGAGGTGCATGCCGTATCGCAAGGGACGTCTTCTCGACAGGAAATCATTCGTCCCGGCGGAGATATCAACTCCGCTGCAGAAGAGAAATACGTATATCCCCGAGGATCCTGAGGCCCGCCGCAAACGTCTGGCGAAGAGCTTACCGAAACGTCTGGCGCGGCGCATCAAGAGGGGAAAGAAACCACCCCCGTCATTGCAAGGTATCAGGCGGGTTCCCAATTTCGTCAAGCAGAGGATACTGGACGCCGTGGTCCTCGGGTATCACGGCAAGGGGCTCTGCAAGAAAGCTGGCATCGGGTGGGTGCGCTTCTACAAGCTGCTTCGCATCGATCAGGATTTCGCCCGAGAATATGCCCAGGCCAAGCGGGATGCCACGGAGATAATGGAGGCCGAGATCCTTGAGATCGCCGACGATGTGAGCCAGGATCGCAAGAAGAATGGTCGGGTCAATAAGGAACATATCAACCGGGCTCGACTGCGCATCGACACGCGTAAGTGGGTCATGAAGGTTCGGGAGCCGAAGAAGTATGGCGACAAGCTGCTCAACGAATTCGGCGACGCGCCCGCCAAGGTGCAGTTCACCATGAAGTTCGACACCGCCGCCATGCGCGCCGATGAAGGCGAGGTCATCGAAGGCGAGATCGTCGACGAGACTGAGGGACCATGATCAGTTTCGAGTATGTCCGGCCATGGATGTATCCCAAGCAGCTGGACTCGATATTCACGCCCAAGGACCCGCGTGGCAAGGTCGCTCGATATTCCCTGATCGAAGCCGGAACCAAGACGGGCAAGACCATCGGGTGCCTGACGTGGCTATTCGAGCAGGCGTTCAGAGGACCGCCCAATCGCAACTACTGGTGGATCGCTCCGGTCTATAATCAGGCCGAGATCGCGTTCCGCCGCGCCAAGTCGGGTCTACCGGCTGAGCTGATCCGGTGCAACAACGCCGACATGATCATCAGGATCCGCGAGAAGAACTCGGCCATGTGGTTCAAGTCGGGCGAGAAGCCCGACAACCTGTTCGGCGAGGACGTGTGGGCAGCGGTGATCGACGAGGCGTCTCGCATGCGCGAGGAGTCTTGGCACGCCATCCGGTCGACCCTGACGGCGACCAAGGGGCCGATCCGCATCATCGGCAACGTCAAGGGAAAGAAGAATTGGTTCTACGCTCTGGCGCGCAAGGCCGAGGGCGGAGCGGATGGCATGTCGTATCACAAGATGATTGCCGCCGACGCCATCGATGCTGGTATCCTGGCGCAAGAGGAAATCGACGATGCTCGCAATCAACTTCCTGACGCCGTTTTTCGCGAGTTGTATCTCGCTGAGCCATCCGATGATGAAGGAAATCCATTCGGTGTCAAGTATATCCGAGATTGCGTTGGTCCCTTGTCGACGGATCTGGTGGTCGCTTGGGGATGGGACCTGGCGAAGTCTAAGGATTATACCGTCGGCATCGGGCTCGATGTCAAAGGAAGAGTGGCCGAGTTTCACAGGTTCCAGCGGTCGTGGGAAGACACGCTGAACTTCATCCGTCGCACCACTGGTTCTCTCCCTGCTCTGGTTGACGCGACGGGTGTTGGCGACCCGGTGGTCGAGATGCTTCAAAAGGAATTAGCCTCCAACTTTGAAGGCTTCAAGTTCACCGGGCCGTCCAAACAACAGCTGCTGGAGGGATTGGCGGTGGTGATCCAGCAGGGAGCCGTGATGTTCCCGCCTGGCGTCATCGTCCAGGAGCTCGAGTCATTCGAGTATGAATACACCCGCACCGGCGTCAGATACATGTGCCCCAAGGGAGCATTCGACGACTGCGTGTATTGCCTCGCCCTGGCGGTTAAATGTCTGTCGCAGAACCGAGGGCTGGAGGTGTGGGAGCAGCTGGGCCGCGCGTCCCGGCAAGTCGCGGCGCAACCGCCGCCGCCTCATGTGCCTCCGCCCAGCCGCATCAACGGAGGCGATGGGCCGGTAGGTAACGTCATTCCATTCCGTCGACCTTCAGTATCAGAGGGAGATCGCATGAACCAGTTGCAGAGGATGCTCTGATGTCCATCCACATCTACCTTGACTACGGACCGTTCACCGAGCGCCTTCACCCGCGCAACCCCGGAGGCATGTTCGTATCATCTGGGCAATCTCGGGGCAAGTCGGGAGGTGGGGGGCGGGGCAAGGCCTCGCTCAAGGAGATCCACCGCATGTATGCGAGGGAAGTGGATCCTCAAACGCATGGGAGCAACAGTCGAATGACAACCACAACAGACTCTCCATTGATCATCCTGGCCCAGGTGTATGGTCGTTTGCCTCACTCCATGGGTGCAACGTCGATGAACGAGTATAAGGGGGAGGAGGATGGGGAAGAAGGTGAGGCGACGGGGCCTCCGGAAAATGTCGACGCCCCTTACCTCGATGGCACGGCGATGGTGGGCGAGACGCTCACGTCGACCATGGGAAACTGGACTAACGTGCCAGACGACTATAAATACGCATGGTATAGGGACGGCACGGCCATCGCCGGTGAGACCAGGGAGTCGTATACTCTGGCGGATGCCGACGTAGGGAAGATGATCACCGCCGTGGTGACGGCTACCAACTCGTTTGGCACTGCGGACTCGCCCCAATCCAATGGCGTGGGTCCAGTCGAAACCCCTGCCGAGTCTGAGGAGTCACAGCCCGGACAGCAACCGACGCGTCGGCCTCCTTACCCCGGTCGACGCCGGTAATGGCTCTACACGTCTATATCCACGACTGGTGGCCTAGACGGCGTCGTGATGACGTGGTTGGAGGGGACAATCCTTTTGCTACGGGGTCGTGGCGTGGCTCGGTGGGCGGTCCTCTCACCGGATCATGGGTCAGCGGGCTCGGGTCGGGGCTCGCTCCCATCGGCCAGAAGGAACGTGAATACTTCACCAATACCTACGGAGAGCGCAAAGCTCCCCGAGGGTCCATCCCCGAAATCTTGATGAAGTCCCGTGGCGGCGGCTCCTAAGGCATCGTCGGCTCCCAAGCCGCGCATCCGGGTCCGGGTCGGCGACTCGTATGAGAATTTCGCCGCCCGCCTTGGCATCGGATCGGAGAACTACGCCACCCAGTCGACTTACGGGTTCAACCCGATCACCAGAGTCCGCGTCCTGCTCGAGTGGATGTATCGCGGATCGTGGCTGGTGGGCAAGGCTGTGGACTGCATCCCGCAGGACATGTGCAAGCGGGGCATCAAGTTCCTCGGCATTCAAGACCTCAAAAAAATCGAGACGCTTAAGCACGGCATGCGCAAGTATGGCCTGTGGCAGAGTGTGATGATGACTCTGACATGGGCGCGTCTGTATGGCGGGGCCATCTGCGTCATGATGATCAAGGGCCAGGACGTGTCGACGCCGCTGCGCGTCGAGACGGTGAGCAAGGGACAGCTCCAGGGGTTCCTCGTTCTCGACCGGTGGATGATCGAGCCATCGCTCGAGGATCTGGTCACCGACATGGACGACGCGGATCTGGGCAAGCCGCGGTTCTACACCATCACCGCCGACGCCCCGGCCCTGCCTCGACTGCGTGTTCACCACTCGCGCGTCATGAGGTTTGTCGGCGTCGAGTTGCCTTACTGGCAGATGATCGCCGAGAACATGTGGGGCATGTCTGTTCTCGAAAGGTTGTATGATCGCCTGGTGGCGTTCGACTCGGCCACCCAGGGCGCGTCGCAGTTGATGTATCGCGCCGACATCCGCA